TTGAGGAGTTTACTTGAGCGGCAGCACCTGTCGTGGATAACGAAAACCCGTCAGCGCGGAAACTTAAATTGCTTTCGTCGTACTCGGCAAAATTAAGGCTCGGATAGAGGCCTTTATTGCCGCCACGCACTGCATCTATCAGCGTGCCGTGATTGCCCTCGCGCTCTTTAAGCCAGACTAAATCAGGCTGGAATGTACTGTTACCCGATTGAGTGACAATTTTTGCGCTCGGAGATCCACTATTGCCACCATACGTTGTCGCTTGGAAATGGACCGACGAGTCTTCAATGGTGGGTGTTGAGTTAGAAAACGCATTTGCTGCATTTAATGCCACGTACCCAGTTGGCGGTGTGTGAGCGAAATCAGTCTGGCCAAAATTGTATTTAATAACCGGAAGATTTGAACTCGTATTAAAAAAGGTTGGAAAATGCGGTACTGAATAATCACGTCCAGTTTCAGCAGAATTGGTTGTTGTTCCTGCTGCAATCTCACTAGCCGTTGCAGAGTTCATCCACGTATTATCATCACCAAACCAAATGGTTCCGTTATCTGCATCAACAGCAACTTGAAGAATACTGCCTTGAGCAACTTGTGACCCATAACTCGCACCTGTTGCCATATTACCGTCAATACATTTCTTGCCATCATATGTGCGTATAAACACACCCTGTAATGGCTGAGAACCAGCATTTACATGAGCATGATTTGTGTTTGATGCTCCACTGATAATTGGCATTAAACCAATATTCTGGGGCTGGGTAGTGTTTACCGTAACTATTGAAACCTCAAAATAATACTTGCCTGACGATGGAATTGGCATAGAGCATTGACTAATGCAATTGTTGTCGTGAGTTACTTTAAGATTGCCTTCAGCTAATGTAGCACCGCTCATAAGTTGTAGTGGGCTGCTTACTGCAAAATTAGAAGTCGGGCTGTCAGTGGTTTGCGTTGCAGAATTATTGTTAGTAAAATCGTTTGAATTGCCACTAGCGTCGTCGCCAAGGTCACTGCCTGATGAAGCAAAGTTCAGGTAAAAACCTTGATCGCCAAATGTAAAACCTTGCTTTGAAATATCTAACGGTCTCAAAACGCCGTTGTCATCGGACTCTGTAAAACTCGACGGCGTTAGAGCTTGCCCGTCAATTACCACCATCTCAGCCATATAACCATCGCTGTATCCATTGGATGCTTGGTTTCGACCAATCGTGGCTGGGTTATTTGATCCGAATTGAGTAGTAGCTCCGCTACCAGGATTAGTTGCACTTGTTTGAAAATCTGTAAGCCTTATCCCATTTAGGTAAATTCTTGCCCTGTCTCCAGCCGTTCCATCAGTCGAATCATAGTAAAATAAAATGTGATACCATGCGTGAAAATCTCGCAAAACGGCTGTTGTATCACCTGTATTAAATGCACCAGTTGTCGCAGCAAAAAATTGAAGCGCACCCTCATTGCCGCCTGAACCAGCAATAGCGCATTTTAGGTAATTGCTACTATTAGGATTTTGAACATAAAGATTTTGACCACCACTAGGAATGTTTCCGTGTTTCCACCAGAGTGATATAGTGAATTTTTTTTGAGCATCAGCACCACCAGTCGTAGTAGCTGATGCGTTGGTTCGTGTAAGGTACTGACTATCATCGTCGTTAAACACGGCGCTGTTATCGACAGCATAGCCGCCACCGGCAGCTCCGGCTGCACCCATCATTGCGTTACGAAAGCCCGTCATTATTTCATGTCCAATCCAGCGGCAAATCCATACCAGCGGGTGCCAGCGTCTATCGATGTAAAGCAAAGTATATCGACGCCTGCCGTCGTTAAAGTCGGGGCTGACCCTCCCGCCCAATCTACCGATGCTGGCCAGTTGACCGTCTGACTTCCACCGTTAGTTAGATACAAAACGAATCCACATTGCTCATCGCTGGCTGTTGGGTTGCTAAACGTGAAGGTGTTTGCGCTGGTATCGACGGTTGCGCTGACTGAGTTGCCAGCTTCCAAGTCGATGTCTTGCGTACCACCACCAGTTGATCCAATGGCGTTAGTGACCTCGCCGTAGTCTTTGAGATTTACCTTGCTGACCGTGTTGTCTTGGCCGTCTAGTTCACCACCAAGCTGGGGCGTAGTATCTTCGACTACGTTGCTGAGTGACCCTGGCGCGTTGCTGACCGGGCTGAGAAGTTGGAAGTTGTCGGCGGTCGCTTCGTAGGCAACAAGGTAGATTCCGGCGGCTTCAATGTCACCGCTTGCGAGATCGACATCGTGATATTTCTTTATCGCCTTCGCGCCCACGCTGTCTACGTTCAGCGTGACGGCCCCGGTGTTAGCTCCGCCCGCTTCGAAGGCGAACATCATGCCTTGCGCGTATGCGGAAAGAGACAGCCCGGATGTCAGCGTGATGGTATCGGTGCCGCTCGATATCTTTGCACCGCCCATAAAGTCGCGCCACATGGCGACATCGGCCATCTCATATCTGGCACTGTCATTTATGGAGCTTGGCGCTTGTCCTTCGGCCCAGTTGATGTTGCCAACGGAAGCGTTGCTAGCGGCAGTTGCGGACCAATCAAAAATTGAAGCCATTTTCTTTACCTCATTGTGGCATAAAAAAACCCCGCCGGAGCGGGGTTGTTGGAGTGTGTTTAAACGGTGTTAATAGAGTAACCCTTGATCTTGTATTCGGCCTGTTTGAAACAAACCTCTCGCAACAGGACGCGCTACATTAGATGCCCTGCCGCCTAAATAAGCCGCTTCGCCTACAACTCGTGGAGAGGTAAGTGCAAGGACACCGGCCATGCCTGGGTTCACAGTCGAACCAACTGTAAGCGCCGCTGGGTTCAAACGCGCTAACCCTCTCGGCTCAAAAGATGATAATTGCTGCCCCGCAATTTGGGGCATTATTGTTGGAGCGCCCGCATCTCGTAGCGCTTCAGTTAATTCTCTTCTGCGCCCGTACCCTGTATTTACGTTATCTCGCATAACCGCTTGCAATTTCCGCATCACTGTAGCGTCTGGCGTTTTACCCGGCAGACTTAATTCCCTGCGAATTTCATTAACCAGCTTTGCCTTCTGATGATAGTCACCCATAATTTTACCATAAACGGGCGCTTCTTTTACGATTGCTTCAGTCACAGATTCGTAGACTTGATCCGCAAGTTGGAATTGTGGACTGCCAGGATCGAACTCATCTCTAATGTCGCTGATGCGTTTTTTAAGCTGATCCATCCCCTCGGCAGTATGAAACTCTTTAGGATCTAACTTTTTCCAATCTGCAACTTGCTTTTCCAAACTCTTTATTACGCCAGAAAACTTCTCTCGCGTTTGCCCCTTATAAGCACCAGCGTCAACAACATCTGCAACAGCGGTGTCAATGTCACTAAAATCAACAGGCTCGATGTTTTTGTTGCCCATATCTTCCATAGCTGCGCGGTATTCAACATTTTTTTGGCGAGACATATTTGACAACGCACGGCGGGCGTCTGAAACCATTTGCGTTATGTCACCCTTGCCGCGCATTTGTGTTCTAAGCGCTTTAGCTTGCTCACCACCAGCCGCACCAGCGCGGGCGGCTTCTCTAAGAGACTCGCTTCCAACGCCAGACAAAATAGAGGCGGGGACCGCCGACGCACTAGCGGCTATTTTTACGGGCGCTGCGATAGCTGTAAGCGGGTCAACATACCTCGCGCTGTCTCTCGCAACGCTGCCTATCTTTCCAACCATGCCAGGGCTTCTGGCCGCGAGTGTACCGCCACCGCTTAAAATCATTGATACATCAGCAAAAAACCCAACAGGATCTTTTGCCACTGTTTTTTTGATAGCGCTAACACTGCCGTACCTGTCTTTAAAAAACTGCCCTACAGCATTCACTAAGCGCTCGTCTGGTTGCTCACCGGGCGTAAACTTTTGGTAGATGCCTTTTGCTAGAGAAGAAATTGTTTTGGCTGTCTGAACAGGCTCAAGAAATGGCGTGATTAAATCTTTGCCAAATTGCATTGCACTGTCTGGCAAGTTTCTCATTGCTTCTGCCGGGATGTCTGACAGGGCTATGTCTTCCTCTGAAGCGGGTTCTGGATCTGGTGCTTCCATCTCCGCAAATTTCTTTTTTGCGAATGTTAATTTGTCAGCTTCCGTTGCATCGTCTGGATGCGTAATCCTAAACTTCTTGCCGTTTGGCGCGGTCACTATGCTTTCAGCCATCAAATTTTCCTAATTACCATCTACTGGTGTTATTGACCAACTACCTGTGGCGGTCGCAGGCGCGCCTTGGTACATTTCTCTTTTGTCGTAGGTGTTTTGATAGAACCTATTTTGTTGGACGTTAAAGCGTTTCAAATCTGTTTTGTAGGCTTTCATTTTACGCGCTCTAATGCCTTTGAGCAGATTCATAGCAACTCGTTTATTTTGAAGGGAATCAGGATTACCGCCTAATGCAGTTACAACCCTTAGAGCGTCATACTCTGTCATCACGCCAGGTCCGACCACCTCAATCCTAAATCTGCCAAGCAACGCTTGCAATTGACCTCGGCTGATCGCCAATTTTATTTCTTTTTGTGTCAAGCCTTGTTGAAACGCCGTTTTTAGTTGTCCCGAAATTCTATCAACAAAGCGTTGTAAACCTTGGTTAGTGTTGCCAAGGTTATCCATGTATTGATCTATTTGTCTTAGCGCATTTTCAGCCTCATCCAATGACCCATCCAATTTTGCCATGTTAGAAGAATTTAGCGCTTGCTTATATTTTTCACCGCGAGTTCCAACTTTGTGAATAGCAGGGTTGAAAGGAACAACTTCAGCCTGTCCACTTGCATTAGATTGAGTAACATTTTTTGTGCTAGTTGCGGTGTCGATACTGTATTCACCGACGTATTGGCCGCTTTCGTTATAAACTGGCTTACTCTGCAAAGGTCTTGCATTTGCTTTGTATGGAACAACCTCTTTACCTTGGTCAATTAATTTACGGGCTTCGACAGGCGTCAAAAGTTGATATTCGCCTTCTACCATATAGTTACGGTTTTGCATGTTTTGCGATTGTGCAAACGGAACAAGAGTTTGCCCTTGGTCTTGGCGGGCTAAAACCTGTTCAGATGTTAAATTGATGACTTTGCCTCCAGGCCCAATATATGCTTTTACATTCATATTTTGGCTCGGCGCTTTATATGGGCGCACTGAGGTTCCTTGCTGTTGCGCGGCGATAATGTCACTTGGAGACAAATATTTAGGTTCTTTGGCATCGCCGACCAAAACTGGCTTTAAATTTTGCAGTCTAGGACGAGACAATAATTGAGTGGCAACTTGTTTTGGCGCTGCTAATGCTAGAGCGGGAGCTATTGACCTAACACTTTCTGGCAACCCTTGATATAATTTAGGATCACTAAGAACTTTCTGTAATCTATCTTCTTGCTCCAGCTTCCGCACTGTCATGTTTTGCGCCATCGCGTTTCTCATGCCCGTCTGATAGACGTTCATCGCCTTGCTGAGATCAATTGGCGGCGGCGTCGGGTTTAAACGCGGCGCACCGCGATTAGCGAGTTGTGAAGCAAGAACCAAAAGGCCATTGAGCGCGGCGCTTTGTTTATCCTGCGGCGACAACAAGCCAAGGCTTGCCATGCGGTCGAAAGGTGTGGCCATTAGAACAGCCCTCCTAGAAAGTCGAACAGGCCAGCATCGCCAGCCATCTTGCCAGCGCCCGCCAACAAGGCGAGGTTGCCGATGGCACCTTGAGTTGTGTTCGCATAAATAGGCTGGCTTCTATCACCGCCCATCGTTCCGCCGCGTACCAGAGACGCATAGTTAGCAAGACGGTCAAGAGGCTCTTGTTGCAAGAAGTTGAACCGGGCAATGTCTGCCGAAAGTTGTTCCGCCGTCTTGTCTTCCCTCGCTTGACCAAATGCTGCAAGGCGGCTGATGTCATCATAATCGGCGGCAGCTAGAGCCGGTGCAGCTTGCGCGGCGGCGAAGCGGTTAGCAAAGTCTTGTTGTGCCAAGTTACCGATAGCTTGTTGCGCGGCCATTTGGTTCTGGCGCTCGGTGGCATAATTTTGGGCATAAACTGGAGCCAAGGCTTGCGTCATGCTGCCAACATTATAACCGCTGCCCGACCGACCAGCTTTACTAAACTGCCCTTGGATCTGATCAATCGCGGGTTGCAATGCTGCCGAGAGGTATGGGTTGCCAGAAGATAAATAATCGCCTTGAGCGGTTCCCATCATCATGTCGGTCGCAGGGTTGAGGAACCCGCCACTCATGGCAGTGTTAGTAAAGTTCTGAGCGCCCGTTAAAAGAGGAGATCCAGCCATTGCTCTGGCTTCGCCGCGATTAAGCGCCTCTTGGGTGGCAGGGGCAAAATCAACAAAAGTTTGACCAGGATAATACTGACGAGGGGTATTATATATGTCTTCTGCCCGGTTCATTATGTTCGTCAGAAACGGCTGGGCATAAGCGGGCGGATTGTTGCTAATCGTCTGGACCGCTACCTGTTCTGGCTTACCACCAAAAATATCACCGATGATGCTCATGGGTTGCTCTCTTTAGTTAAAAGAATACCGGCCTCACGATAGCCGGGTAACTTGTTACGCCAGCCTTTGCGGCCAACGATTGAAAATCTTTTGATACCCTTTTCTCTTGCGGCGGCTCGAACATCCGCTTCAATCTCCACCAACTCTTCCAAGTCTCCCCCAGCCAACCAAAAATGCAGTTGCCGACCAACTGGAAGAATAATTTCTTGTGTGACGACAGCGCTCTTTTTCCCAACGAAAAGCGCTGCTTCATTATTTAAAACTAAGTAATAAACATCGTTTAAATGATGTGTGTTGCCACAATGCTCTAAAGCACTGGCAATGTGCGGTGCTGCCGCCGCAAAGTCTTCTTGCAGATCACCCGATGACCACATACGCAAATGATCTCGTTGTTACAGCGTTGGTGTGTGTGATCGTAAATGTGTTCTTAGCTCTAGCACTCACATACATACTGCCACTTGCCAATTCAGTAGCACCCGCTGCCGTTGTTGGCATAAATAAGATTACGCTGTCTGGGCCTACGCGAAAGTCGCTTACTGCCGTTGATGTCGCGCTGTTGGTAATTGTCACGGTGGCTGTAGCGTTGAGTTTGCCTGACAATATATTATTGACAACTTCGGATGTTTCACGTTGGTCACTGTATGGCGATAGCGCTCGAAAACTTGTGGTCGTCATCGCAGACCTAACTGTTGGGCGTCAACATCAACGCCTTGAGCAACGTCGAAGTCACCCGTTAGCGATAAACGAACACGATGGAACGCCCCGGCTGATCTGACGGGACAATAGCCATCGGTGCCAAGGGCAGAACTGCTTGTAAATGTAGCAGTGTCGATTTGGCGGTCGCGTGATCCAACGGACGCGCTGACCGTCGGCGACTGACCCACTTTTGCCGACACATAAGGAAGCACATTATTTATAAGTGAGTGTCTGCCAGCGGAAATATTGAACTCACCTGTTTCGATGGTCGCGTTTAAACAGTCTCCGGTAAACGATTGCACTTTTTTATCTTTAGCGCCCGCAAAGAAGAATGTTCCGCCCTGATACACGCCATCATCTAAGCTGGCGGGAAGGGTCTCGATTGATGAGCTTATATTGTCCAACTCTTCGAGCGTATAACCAGCCGTAAATAATTGGGCGACGGCGGTCGTTGCTTGCTCCGCGTAAGACCATCTGTTGAGATGATAGTTGTAAACAATGATCTCGTCATTTTCGCCGTCTGAACTATTTAATGAAGGATAAGCCCAGATCACGTTTTGGTTGATCGGGTCAACCGCTGAAACCACGTTGTCTTTGTTCGCTGACTTAAATCGATCCAGAAACCAACTGTTTATCTTCTGCGCTCCAATAGGAACGATCTCATTTCCGCGCAACATATAGAAGCCGTCAGGCGCTAAGAAAAAAACGAGAGACGGGCCGACTGATGCAACGCTGCCTGGGACAGTGCAACCTCTGTCACTGGTCAACTTGTCAAATTGATAGACTAGAGGAGCGCCGACAAAGGACGCTCTCACGATAGCCTTCTCAAATAAGATAATGGCGTATTCACCGCCTACAAGGCCAGTGCAGTCGCCAGCGTCCACCACGTCTTGGTAATCCGCTAGGTTAGTCCCCGGCGTCCAACTTGTCGCAGAGTTGATGCCCGAAAACCAAACGCGGTATGGCTTTTCACCATCAACTGAGTCATGCGTGTTGGCTAGAAGAACTTGATCTCTTACGACGGTAATGAATTTGGCTCTAGGTGGCGTTCCGCCCAAATCTGCGAACAACCCGCCCGCTGCAACGGTTATCGTTTGCATTGCTTGGCTATAGTTGGTGGCGATGAGCGTCTCGCCAAATTGAGCGAAGCGCCACTTTTCGCCAGATCCCGTTGTATACCCGCCTGACTTACTAATGTCAGTCAACGCGCTGTCGCTGGCGTTGAACTTATAGAGCTTGCCGCTGTCGCCCACATATAAAGTTGTCGCGCCGCTGTCATCTTTCCCAGCGTACATGCCAAGTATTTTATTTGTGGCAGCACCAGAGAGCGGCGACAGTTGGCGAAAGCACCGATAGCCTTTCATGGCCGGTATTACATTCTGCGCCTCGGTTGCACCTGTATTATTGAGGGCTGGTTGATCTGGTAGCCATTCGCCGAAATTTATCATGCTGCCGATTTCCAAGTCTCGCCGCCCGCTGACACGGGAGACCATGTTTCATTTCCTGGGCTGACGGTTGACCATGTCTCGCCGCCTTCGCCGACCACGCTCCACGCCTCGCCAAGTTTCTCGTTATCTGCCGATGCTGTAATGGACAACGTGGCCGTTGCGGATGCGCCAGCAACGAGAGCGCAAGAGCCACTTGCCGTCATGGCAAAGGACGCGCTGCCGCTGCCGTCTAAAACGGTGACGCTAGAAGCTGACGCGGTGAGCGCGATTGACGCGCTGCCGCTCATTGCCTCAACAACCTCGTAATCGGCTGACGCGGTGATTGCGATAGATGCGGACGCCGATGCGTTTTGTATTCTTGCGGCTGACGCGGATGCCGTAACTGCAATGGCCGCTGTGCCGCTTGCTGAGAGAACAACGCCCGGCGTTGCGGTCGCCGTAATTGCTATAGCTGCCGGGGAGCCAAAACTTGTGAGGCTATCCAGCGATGTGCTTATGGAGTCGATGCTTGATGAAAAAGCATCTAACTGTTCAAGAGTTGGGTTGGCCCGATAATTCGCAAGCTCTCTAATCGCCGCCGTGTTCCAGACAGAGTTGTCTAGGCTAAACGGAAGCGCATCAACGCTTGAGGACCAACTATCTAGCTGGTCAACATTAGGGCCAACGAGTTCGACCATTAGGCAGCGGTGACGGTTAGATCACCAGAATTAACGCGCAGAACGTCGCCGCTTGCGATTGTCTTGGATGAAGCAAAAGATCCGTGGATCAAAAGATTGCCACTGCTTGATGCGTCAAAAATTCCCCAATGGGAAATTGAACCCCATGATCCAGTGGCCGTTGGAAACGTCACAGTCGCATTGGTTGCAGCGCTGCCAGAACTTGCGGCGGCAAAGGTAATAGCCTGGCGGGCATAGCCGCTGCCGCTTAATTCAGTGCCGCTGTTGTCATCTCCAAAGCTGCCCGTGGACAGGCCAATGTAAACATTGGACGGCATGGTGTATGCGCCTGTGCCGAGAACATGATCCAGCACTTCTAATTCTAAATAATCGCTCATCGCGCTCATTGCACTTCCCCGTAATCGGTTGAGTAGGTTAATGCGCCGCTGCCAAACTTGGCCTTATCCTCGTCCGCCTTGATGCTTGCGACGGCGTTGGTAAAAAGGGCGTCATGGTATGTTCGGCGCGTTTCATCCATGAGATAGCCGAAGGCTTCCGCAAGAGCGCCATGCAGATACACGTCAGGATGACGTGCCAATACATTGTTGGTTGCTGTGTCAGCATCGAGCGCATCAAGGCTGGCCACATAAAGAATTTCAGCCGTGTATGCGCTGTCGGGCGTTGGTCGCAAATAGATCTCAGATCCTATGATTGAATAGGACGATGGCTTGCCTGTGGCTGCGCTGGAAAACTCACGGTCGATTGCGTGAGGCGAATAGTAATTTAAGACAGTCAGAGGCGACGTGTTTAAACGCACTTCCCTGATACGCCGCAAATCGGTTGGCAAAGACACATATCCATCACCGGCTGTCAGCGAAGCAGTGACGCGCTTCTCTTGGCTGCGCGTTTCCAACTCGCGGTTCATTCGACCCTCGGCCAGCGCGATAAACTCCGGGCTACGCCCAGCCAAATCGGTGCGGGCCAGCCAGTTGTTCACCGCTGTCTGAAGCTCTGTGTAGGTAGTAATTGCCATTAGACGGTTCCGCCGATTGTCCTAAAGTGGCGGTTTTCGGGATCATTTAGCCACTTTTTCCAAGCCTTTAAATTGTGCTTCGGTTCGCCCAGTTTTTTCACGAGGTCGTAATACAGCGCAGATGGAATGTCGGCGACTTTTTGCTGGTGCCGCTGGGTGTTCCCCATCAGGTTGCCATAACGCCAATCATTAGCCATCCGCTTGTTAGCATCGATGATTGGGTCAACATATTGTTCGGTGACAACATTCATGTCGTCGCCGTCGAATTGCATCCACGTCTTTTTGCCGGGGCTTTCCGTAAGTTTTAGTTTCATGTTTTCCTCAAAAAATTGGGGGGAGCATGAACTCCCCCCGATGTTGTTAAGAGGTTGAGAGGTCGAAAATCGCCGCGTGGGCTTTCGGTGCCTTCACAATTAAGGTCCACTCGGACACAATTGCAAATTTGGTGGCATCACCCGTTGGGGCAACGTCACTCACCGAGAACATACGACCCGGAAGGTGGCCGATGGAGTAGTAATCACTATCCAGAAGCAGAATTTCCGTGTTGGTCGCTTGACGGTCGATAACGACATTGAGCGTTCCGAAGTCAGTCAAATACATGCTGACCGACCCGATGATGATGGCATCAGTCGGGGCATTGGCAGTCATGTGCAACTGGTTCGTTACCGCGCTGCCTGATGACAGGTCGGAGAACGCAACTTTGTTGGCGGGAGACACGACAAGCATGTCGGGCTGTCCGCCGTCGTCATAAGCACCCTTCATGGCCTCGTCTACATCGGCGAGAGCCAGGGCGTCGTTAGAACCAGACATTGTTGCCGTGTCGGAACCTGTTCCAGCGGATGCTGAAGATCCAGACTCGACAACTACGTTGGTGATCCAAGAAAGAAACTTGCCAGCCTTCCGGGGATCGGAAGCTGAACGGGCTTCGTTCTTGAACAGGGACTTTTCAATGTCCCGGCGTTGTTCACATATATCTTCAAGCAAGGTCGCTAATCTTGCCCCGCCTTTCGGCTGCTACACATTGCTTTTCAACCTGTGCAGATGAGATCATATCATCACCCTCTTTCGAGGGGCTGGGCGCTTCGGAACCGCTTGGCTCCTACTCCCTTTCGGGATGATCGTTGCACCTTCCGCTTTCGCGGCTTGGCTCAGGATTGTCTCTTGCGAGAGTTTCCCTGAGTTCACCCAGTTATTGCCCGCCTATTACTAGGCGGCGGCACTAAACTTAATGCCCTTTAGGACTTTGACATACGCCGTTTCACGATCTCGCATATCTTCAACTAAGTTCGCTAATCTTAGCTCTGCATTTGCAGCCCATGCTTGTCGCATGGGAGGGGACTATATCTTCACCCTTTCTAAAAAGGGGCTGGGCGCTTCCACTCGCTTGAGTGTACTTCCTTGCGGAATAGTCTCTGAACCTTCCTCAGAAGAGGCTTGGATGCTGATTGCCCTCGGCTTTACGTTAGGGGGTTCCAGCAATTCACCCAGTTACAACCATTTATTACTAAATGGCGGGGCCGAAATAACCCGCTTTATCAACAACGTCCAAAGTCGCACTTACGCTAGCGGCTTGGGCGCTGATTTGATGGTAATTTCCGAGGCGAGTCGTTGCGCTCGGATTGACATAGGAAAAGTCTGCACCCTCGTTGACGTAGTTATCGTCTGCGGCTGCGGTCAATTCCTGCACTTGCCACTCGTGGAAAATGCCTTTTGTCGTCTCCTTCTTCGCATTTGAGAAGATAGGAGTTTCGTCGGGGTCGATGCGAGAGATGACGTTAGAAAGGTCTTCTCTTTCTCCGACCGCGTTGCTGGATAAATAGGTGGCCATTGGTAATGGCTCCTTTCATATCTAATCGGTTAATAGGTAGTCGATAGCGGCGTCCCAACTGGCACGCCCCTTCTTT